GAAAGAATATATCATTATAGAACTTTAAGAAGTACTCATGGAAATGTTTTGAATTTTTCCTAGCACCAAAGTGTTGATCTGTTATTATCGCAACTTTCATTTTTTACTTCTATTTAATAGAGTAATAAACTTATCCGCTGCCCATGTTCCAGCAATACAAACTTCAATGTCATCACCATCATTCCAGACAGGTGTACCATCCTTCTTTCTCATATCTAATGCCTTTTCCAAGTCATCAATAATCTTTTGGGTAATTTTCATTTCTTTCTCCTTGGTACTTGGATTGTCCATGCGGATGATACTAAATCAACCATCTCAAATTGTTTCTTATTCTTTTCAATCTCATTCAACCAAGCCTCACGTCCAGGTTCAGGTGATATCTCACCATAATGATTTTCTGCTTTACCAGAATACTCTAAGAGTGTAGTATCAATCATATGATAAAGAGTATCCCAGGTTAAAGTTGTTCTGAGATCATTAATAATATTCTCTCTATCACAAGTATCAAGATCATCATAATCTAAATCTAGAAAGTCTGCTCTGATATTCACGAGGTCAGTAAGGTTAATAGTAATCCTTACATCATTATCAATAGTTTCCATTAGTATCTTAATTTAGAATGAACTGCATCCTTGATTTGATTATAGTTACCAGCATCTCCATTATCATCTCCATAAAAAACTTCATCATATCCAGACCTTTCAAGTATCTTATTCTTAATTTCTAACTGACGTTTTTCTCTTTGTATTCTGCGGAGAAACGCATAATGTATAATCTGAGTAAAGTAAGCAAAAGGATTTTGGGATTTCTCAGGATTAAAATTATGTATGTACTGAACACAATTTTCTATTCCATCAGAAATCATATCCTCCTTGAACATATAATTGACAAAGTTTGGCTTGAATGATAAATGATTAGCAATCTTTAAAAAGCAGTCACCAATGTATCGAGGGATGACTGGTTTTGGTTTGTCTTGCAAAAGAGCAATCTCTTTATCTTCTCTATACTTAATGAGAGCAGCAAGGAATTCCTTGTTGTTAACATAGTGTTCTGACCTTTTACGTTTTGCCATACCTGCTCTCATTATCATAAGTCTTTATCACTAGTATGTAGATATTATAACATTTCTACAGACAGTTGACAAGTCCTTCTAATCGCTATAGAATAACTCTGTTAGGGTTGATAAGAAAGCCTTAGCTATTCTTATTTGGGCTTGATTTATATAGCTTCTCTAAAATATCTTTAGCATCATTAACGGTACTTAAATAACCCATCTTTCTACTAAGCTTAGCTTGGTTCTGTTGATGCCTTGCTTGGTCTTGACAAAATTGTTGATACATTGAAATCATATGAACATCAGATGATTCAGACATTGTTATAACATTATCCATATTAATAATAAACATATCTTCTTTTGTTGTCTTTAACCAAGGTTCTACTTTATATCCAACAATACCCCCGCGCTGCTTAATTTCTACTGCTGTAATAGGATTTGATACGATCAGCATAGTGCGATCATCTTCTTCCGATGCTGCTACTTTGGCGAATATCTCTTCACCAGTTTTAAGTTTAATTGTTGCGTAAAAATCTTCTTCCATTATTTCTTTATTTGTATGGTGATTATTTCATAGTTAAAATTTTCTTCGTTGTAGATCTTAATTCGTTCTATTAAATGATTGAGAGTATAATTCTTCTTAGAGCGATGAGTACAATCGTCTGATATATCATAGAGGATTGCTTTTTCTTTACCACTACCCTTTCTTAGGACTCGGCCGATTGACTGGAGGTTTCTAACTCTGGACTTACTGGGGCTTGCGAACACGATATTGTGAAGACGCTTAATGTTAATACCAGTGCTAAAAGTCCCATAGGACGCGACAATAATTGCATTTTGCTCCTTTTCAGTTATCTCACGAATTAATTCTCTTTGTTCTGTATCCACCCCACCGTGAACAAAGAACACCTTTCTATTACCTCGCTTACTATTATTTATCTGTTCATAAAGTATCGCACCGTGGGTTTCTACTCTACTATAAAGTATAAGACTATTACCTTTTAAATCCAATGCAAGATTAGTTATAAATTTATTTCGTTGTTCGTGTGTAATAAGATATTGTATTTCATCTTCATAGGTTTCGAATTTTTGCGGTGGATGCTTAAGTACAAGACACTGAATATCTAATTGAGAAAGATGACCTTGCTTCATCAATTCATCAGTTTTAGTTACCTTATATGCAGGACCAAATAATCCTTCCAATACCCATTTATGAGTTTGTGTTCCATCTAATGTACCAGTGAATCCATATCTATATTTTGCGTGTTCTAGCTTTGTCATTATAGATACTAAGGACTTACTCTTAAATAAGTGAGCCTCATCACCTATTACTACATCATAATCTACAAAGAACTTGCGATCTAATTTATAAACAGATTGCCAAGTGGTTATAGTAACAGGTAGTTCATTAGTCTTTTCTTTTCCAGCATAGATACGGTGACAGTATGACTCAGAATCCCAACCATAATCTTCAAAGTCCTTATACATCTGCTCTACTAAAGATGTCGTCGGAACAACTAGGAGAATTTTTTGCTGTCTATCTACATAGTATCTTACAAGAGCGTAGATCATCAAAGATTTGCCTGAAGCAGTCGGTGATATCAATAGCCTTCTATTATATTTTAATGCATCGTATACTCCCTGAACTTGGTATTTCCTGGCAGAGTAACGACTGCATATAGACTGCATATAATCTTTAACACCTTCATATGATATCCCCTCATTAACTTCAAAGGGAGCACCATAGTATTCATTATTTTCAAAAGAGTAAGTATAATCGTGTCTATCGCAGAAGGATGCTATTTTATCAAGCAGTCCTATATAAATTCTTTTTGTTCTTAGATCAAATAAATGTATCTCACCATTCCAATGCTTATTACGGTATTGTGGCATAAACTTTGCTCCGGCCACTTCAAACGTAAAGTGGTCGCGTAGTTCATACTGAATGTGTGGGTCTGCCTTTACAGTAAGATAAACCTCATTCAATTTACTGATAATAACATCAGTCCTCACTTAACCCATAGCATCTAGGTCTATTTATTAGGTATTGTCAACCTTCTCTCTGTTAATAATTTTCTGAACTGTTCCTCTATTCATCCCTAATGACTTTGCGATAGTTCCATACCCCTGTCCTTCACTCCTCTTACTCATTATTTCTGCAACCTGATACTTATCGAAAGTTCTTTTCTTACCAAACTTAACCCCTTTATTTTTTGCCTTTTCTCTACCAATCCTACACAACTCATACATATCAACACTTGAGAGCATATTATGAATCATATGATGATGTTTTTCACAAAGAGTTATAAAATTATCTTCATCATCAGTTCCTCCTTTAACTTTAGGGATGACATGATGGTGATGTAAATTTTCTTTACACCCACATAAGACACAAAAATCAAGTTTCATCCCAACCCCGAATTAAATCTCATAAACTCAATTGCATTCTTGATTTGGAATGTTCTATTCTGTATTACTTTTAATATACTTTCAAGATATACTAACATCGTATCATAATATTCTATCTTTAAAGATGATGTTGAAAGTTTCTCGTCTGCATCCAAATACTTCTGCATAGTATCCTTATCCCTTATCTTCTTTGGGAAAGGATTGTCTTGGTATACTTCTGGGTCTGATTTCCCACTAAAATACTCATACCGTTCGTGACGGATATTCTTCCTTTGTTGATCTGCTCTTTTTCTTAAAAGAAAAATTTTATTATAAATGTCAAAGTACTTCGCATGAAGACAAGGTATATTCAAGGATTCATCATGTAGATTATCTTTATCTATTATTGAATCTTTTTCCCACATCCTCTGGAGATCATCCAGGTCAATCATAAAGGTTTATTCTGTAAATCAGTTAGTTTGTACATAGTATACTTGAAACTTACGTCTGCTGTAAAGTAATCTATATCTGTATCTGTAGCATCAAAAGTCAGAGTTGTCAAGGAATACGGCCATAGTTCATTGAAATTAACATTAAACTTTCCTACCATATTACTACTCAGAATCTGAAGAGTTCCATCAGAATAAATTTGATCACCCATCTGCTTATAACTTCTAGGAAGGGACTTAGATCCATCCTTCTCTAACTTAT